ATTAAATTAATAAAAAAAAAAAAAAAAAAATATATATATTCGTTAAAAAACTTAAAAATAAATATACTAATTAAATTATATGAATAGTAATAGAAATATTGGATACGAAATGCCCACAAATTCAGATGGTTCAACTAATCCTAAATATATTGATTTATTAGATGAAGATAAGGCTATATCTGGGCAAAAATTTGCATGCGTTTCCTTTATCTCTCCTGAAAAAATTTTGAAGCATAAGGACCGTTTCTTTTTTTCGGAGTTCCTAAAGAACTGGGATTTTTCAAAATCTTTGGAAAAGTACTCACAATTTCTCCATTTTATAGCATATAAACATAATATGGATTTTGACGATTTAACTAAAGATCTTGGCGAGTTCATCAAAGAAGAAAAACCTAATTTAGATAAAATAAATGTTGAAGATGAATATGCAACATTCATAGATAATCATGAAGAAAAACTTTCGGAGGCATACAATGCTGAAAATAATTTTGTTACTAGTGTGAGGGGGCTTAAAATAAGAGGCTGTTTCCCAACCCAACAAGAAGCAGAACTTAGATGTAAATTACTTAGAGAGATAGACCCTAACCATAATATTTACGTTGGTCCAGTAGGAACATGGATGCCGTGGGAACCAGAAGCATATAAAACAGGTCGCGTTGATTACTTAAACCCAGAACTAAATAAACTCATGTCTGAGAAAAATAAAAATACGGAATCTGTTGATATTGAATTTCAAAAGCGTGTCCGTGAGGCGAAGGAAAAGGCTATTTCGGAAAATATTAAAATTGCTGAAAAAACTGGAAATAAATTAACTCAAAACATTGATTCTGAAGGTAACCTTTTCAGTGTTACAAGTGGTGAAAATTCCGAAGTATCTACTGCTGATATTAGAAAGGAATTATTTGAAAATGATAATGTTATTAACAGAAATGATCAATCAAATGATAAAGTTGTTACAAATTTAATTAGTAACCAAGAGAATGAGAAAGTTAATAATCGCGCTGACCCAGACGTGGGAACTGAAGATGGTATTACATTTACAATTTAATAATATTGGGAATAAATTTAAGTGCAAAAATTGATTTAAAAAAGTATAGGATATTGATATATATATATTATGACCACTAAAGAAGAAACAAAATTGTTAAAATTAAATAAAAAGAAGCAATCACGTTGTCAAATAGATAATTGTAAAAAAAAATTATCACCGGTCATTAAAACGTTATCTTGTCGTTGTGAAAAAACATTTTGTTCTCAACATAGACTTCCTGAAAGCCATAATTGCCGGTTTGATTTCATAGAAGATAATAAAAAAAAAAACATAAAAATTGAAGAATTAAAATGCGTTGCTGATAAAATTATAAAAATATAATAAATTCTATTACATAACAATAGAATTTATTACCATTTTGACTTCTTGACATTTATCCTAGGGGCTTTGGATGATTTACGTTGTGTGGCTGGGTCATATGAATCTTCTTCATCATCAGAACCTAATTCTTTTGAAATATCCCAGAATTCTTTTGAACCTAGCTTAAAATCTGGATGTGAATCAGCTTTATACCAAAATATTTGGTCCTGCAATTTATTTGATTTACTATTATTATTAATCACTAGACATTCATAATTTTCAGTACATTGATCCATAACTTGAGCAAAACTTTCAAATGTAGGGAACATTCCAGCATAATTTTCCCAAATCCTTTTACGATTCGCTATATATGGTTCTCGTAGAATAAAAACATAATCAATATTAGTTCGAAGATTTGGTGGAATGCCCAAAGGGTATTGCATGGTGATGACTAATATAATTTTCCAGTGACGACCATTCATAAATAATAATCTCATCATTTTATCCTTCGTCCAACTAGCATCAAATAAACAATCATCTAAAATAACAAATGCTCTTCCGTCAATGTTACTTCTCTTATAAACATCTACTTCCTTTTTTACCTGCTTCAAAACTTGTTTTTGTCTTTTCAATATATTTTCAATAATTGCTGTATTATATTCATCGTGAATAAATAATTTAGGAATGTGTTGTGAATAAAATCCATTTCCAGATTCCGTACCAGATATAACGGTTCCAATTGGTATATCTTGATGATAATACAATATATCTCTTACAAGAACAGATTTACCAGTATCACGTCTACCTATTAATACAATCACCGGCCCTTCAGCCTGATCAGGTTTAAATGATATGTTACGCATGTCAAATTTTTTTAATTCTAAAGTCATATTATCTTTATTTTAGAAAAAAACAAAACATTAATAACGCAAGAATTAGTTTAAAACGGATATAACTTTATATGAATATAAGCTAAATGGGGTTAGAATATGTTAAAAATAAGGAGTCGAGTGTAGTTGAAACATTAGAAACTTCTGAATGCTTGAAAGTTACTAATGTTCAGAATTTTATTCCATTATATACCGAGTTTTTTAAATTAACCGAAAATAATTTTAATTCTATCAACCTTAGCCATAAATACACAATTGTAAGGTTTATTGAAAAACTTACATATAATAAATTTTTATGCGATATACGAAATAACGACGATGGTGTAGTGCAAAAAAGCGAAATTTTTATTAAATATTCTCCCTTAATTGATCCAATAAAATATATGGTCGGCAAATATAAAAATATTAAGTCTGGACTATTTGACCTCCCACATATTAATAAACAACATATCTGCTCTAAAACCGATGACAATAATAATTCGGCATACATAGATAGTTTCTTTTCATTTTTAACAAATAAATTATTGGAATCTAATAATTTTATCAATGGTTCAAAGTTTTATGGCTCTTATTTAGCTAATAAAGCCGACTTTAAAATTAATATTTACGATGATATAGAATATTTAGATGATTCAACATTCTTTAATGAAAATAAAGATACGCTTTTCAAAATAGACAAAAGCTATTATGATGAACTTTATCATAATGATTCCAGAAATCATAAAAAACATATTTCAATTGGTAGTAATATTAATTTAGATTGCGTTGAAAATTTTAACCATGAACTTGTAGAGAGTATTTTCGCTTCACCCACCAAAGAAAATATTAGAATGTTAGATATATCTAATAATTTAATTTACAACTCACCTATTACCCCAAAATCCGACGACAGTTCATCATGTTCATCTAGAGAATCAAATACTAGCAATGAAAAATCGGATGATGACGATGAAGATAATACAAATGAAAACACAGAGGATTCTGAATCATCATCAGTCTCTAATACTGATTCAGATTTTCAAGAAGATGAAGAAAATATTTTTGCTTATATTAATAATTTTCCGGTTGATATTATTTGTCTAGAATCATGCGATGAAACGCTAGATCATTATATGATGAATAATGATATAGAAAATGATGAATGGGAAACAATTCTTTTTCAAATTATTATGACATTAATAACTTATCAAAAAGCATTCAGTTTTACACATAATGATCTTCATACAAACAATATTATGCATATTAAAACAGATAAAAAATATATAGCCTATAAGTATAATGACATTTATTATAAGGTAAAAACATTTGGGAAAATATGGAAGATTATTGACTTTGGGCGAGCAATTTATAAATTCCAAGGGAAAACATTATGTAGTGACAGTTTTCATCCATTAGGGGATGCAGCCACACAATATAATTGTGAACCTTATTTCAATGAAAATAAACAAAAGTTGGAACCTAATAATAGTTTCGACTTATGCCGATTAGGATGTTCATTATTTGATTATTTTCTTGACGAACCAAATGAAGCGTTTGATACAAATAATCTGGATTCTATTCAAAAACTAGTAATTGAATGGTGTCAAGATGATAACTTTAAAAATATTTTATATAAAAAAAGTGGCGAAGAGAGATATCCTGAATTTAAATTGTATAAAATGATTTCTAGAAATGTTCATAATCACACCCCACAAAAACAGCTTGAGCGAAGTATGTTTTCAAAGTTTTCTCACGGAAAATTGGGTGGTAATAAAAAGGTTAAAATTATCGACATTGATTCTATACAATATCAGGGTTAAATAATAATTTATAATTAAAATATTATTTAAAAATCGGGTTCACCTATGAATGCTGGAGTTGATGATAATTGTTTTCCTACAAGATCATTCTGATTAATTTGACCAATTATAAAATGTGATACATAAACTGAAACAATTACAAATAATGAATCTCTCAATAAAAATTTTAATGGCTTACTTTCTTTCATAACAAATCTCATTTCTAAAAATCTAACTATGAAATAAACTACACCACAAACTACAGATAACATCATCGAATTCACCATTTATTTATATTTTTAATAGTAAAATAAGGTTTTAACGCAATTAACTTAGTGTAGTTACATCTGATAGCACAATATTGTCTAAAGTTTCAATTGAATTTGGATTTAATGCCATAGGTTGAGCAGAAATAGTTAATTTACCATCACCATCATCATCTTCAAAATCAGCTAATTCCTCTAATCTTCTTTGTTCATTTCTCTCTTTGCTGATTGCCTCAAGGCGTTCTACATTTTTTGGCGCGCTAATAGTTTCTTCTTGTTTATCAACACTTATTGCTTGATCTGTATTAGAAAATGAAATATTTGTTGGTTTAATAACAGGCTGTGAATCCTGTTCTCTATGTTCACCAATTGAAAATGGTTCTGTTGAAATTCTAGGAGAATCAAACGATTTAATATCTAATGAAATATTATTTGAATCATTATCTATTTTTAAGTTATCATCAGTCTTTAATATTATTGGAGTTTCTTCTTTATTAACTACATTCTCTACAGCGGCAGTTTGGGGTTGAGTAGTAACCTGATTTGGTATTGTTTCATTTATTATTTCTTCTGATACAAGCACGTTTTCTTCTACAGATTCATCT